GGAAGAAAAGATTTGTTTCGATGTCATGTGATTATCCATGAAAAAAGCCCCACCGGTTAGGGTGAGGCTTGGGTTACTTGGGAATTAAATGGGTTAGTTCGCGACGATCCCAGTGATGAATGGGCGGTTCAAGCTTGTTGGGATCGTGTAGCCTGACGACGTGATGACCTGACCGGTGAGAGTCTGAGTTGAGGCATCATCGAAGGTGAACGTGATGCTATAGGTTCCTGAAGGTGGGAATATCTTAAAGACGTCTGCATCGCGCGTTCCATAACCAGAAGCCCCAGAGCTTGAAGGAATGTAAGATGTTCTTTGTCCGTCCTCACATTGGCCACCCCAAATGTGGATGACCTTCCCAGACGTGAACGTCGCACCGCCTCCCATTTGCATGGTGTTTGAGTTATTTGTGGTCGTGGCCGCTGCCATCAGACATTTTTGCCATGAGGTCGTCAGCGTAAACGTTGTTTGCGTGACCGAGCCATGAAGGATCGTATAGCAATTTATCGTTGTCGTTCCTGAAGGAACCTTCATCCAGAACGAACAGTATTTAGTGGCGGACCCACCGCCCCCGACAGCGTGAACACAATACCCGTCAGACCCCGTTCCTGTAATTTTGGAAGCTGTTGTAGTGCCGTCTGGTGCTACGATATTGTTCGTGACAGCCGTGCCGCTTCCGTTTGTCCAGGAACCTCCGCCAACAGTTGCGGAATCGCCGCAAACATTTGTTCCGGCAGGCTCGATGCATAAGCCATTGTCGCTCATAGCAACTGCGCCGGACGCTATGGTTGTCAAAGATGTGCCAGCCACAACATCGATGTACTTCGCAGCGGTTCGGCTGAAGGTAATGGCCGAGGCTGTAATGGCAGCTGCGATCGAGGCGTAGCTTGACGAGCCTCCCAGCCAAACGCGATTGCTGGCCGTCGTCGACTCCAACTGCCATTTCGCGCCACTGGAGACCCATGAAGGAACTGAGACGACAGCAGCCGTCGCAGCGGATGTGCTTGAGACACTGCCACTGGAATTGATTGCGGTTTCTACATATTCAAGTGTGTGACCGGCATCGCCTGCGACTGGTGTATAGGTCATAGCCGTCGCACCAGATATTGCAGCCGATGTATCGCCCCAGATCCACTGGCCTGTGTAGGAAGACGGAGAGTTCGTATACGACCCATGAGAGGCTGTGAGCACACTCCCTGTCTGGGCGGATCCTGCAATTGTGGGTGCTGAGATGACAGTTGGAGCTGGAAGCGCTGCAGTTGAGGCCGTCGCTGTCGAGCTTGCCGTTCCAGTACCGTAGGAGTTTACGCCAGAGACCTGGAAGTCATAAGACGTCGAATAGGTCAGTCCTGTAACTGTTGCCGACAAAGCAGAACTGGCCGAATGCGTGAACGTCGACCAGGAACCAGCGCCAGTAACGCGGTACTGGATGAGATAGTCCGAAGGTGCCACACCTGTTGTGGGAGCCGTCCAGCTGATAGCAGCTGAATTATAGGTCATCGTTCCGGTCGTGAGACCGGATGGCGCACCAGGAACCCCGGTAAGGGTCGATGCGGTCAAGGTCGACGAGAATGTCCCGGTTCCCGCTGAATTGACGCCTGCAATTTGGAAATCGTAGGAGGTCAGAGGTGTCAGGCCCGTGACCGTTATGGCTGTGGTTGTCTGGGCAGCATGAGAGAAGGTGAGCCACGTGCCCGACCCCGTGACCCGATACTGGACCAAATAATCCGTTGGCGCGTTTCCAGAGGATGGAGCCGTCCAGCTGAGGGGAACCGATGTCGCCGTCAGAGTACCAGCCGTCACAGCTGTCACTTGGCCAGGCGCAACAGCTAAGGTGCTGGCCGTTGATATATTGGAGGCCGTTCCCGTTCCACCAGCGTCAACGCCGCTCACTTGGAAGTCATAGCTTACCAAAGAATTTAGGCCCGTGATGGTCGCAGTCAGCGCCGAGCTTGCTGTATGCGTCCACGTCGTCCAGGAACCCGCTCCAGTGATCCTATATTGAATCAGATAGTCTGAAGGAACGCCGCCTGATGTTGGCATTGACCAGGTCAAAACCATAGAGGATGTCGTGGCACCACTGAGCGTTAGTCCCGGCACTTTTCCGGGAACTGCAACGGCAGACGTCGAACCCGTCGCAGTAGCAGAAGCCGCAGACGTCCCCGTCGTGTTGATCGCTCGCACGCGGAAATCATAGCTGGTATTGGCAGCCAGACCGTTCACTGTGACTGAGGTGTTTGATCCCCCGACGTTTGAGCCTAATATCCATGCTGATGTGCCTGTGACGCGATACTCGGCAATATAATCCATGACCAAGCCGCCCGTAGACGGCGCAGTCCAGGAAAGCGCCATCGATCCAGCCGTTGGGCCACTTGTCGCGAGCGACGAAGGCGCACCAGGCGCAGGCAAGGCAGCACCCAGCCCCAAAGATATAGTAATGCCGCCCTGAGGCTGGCTCATGACGCTGCCGCTTAGGGATATTCCCATCATCTAGCCTCGAAGTAATCAATTTGAGTTGCCGTAACGGATGCCGATCCGCTCACTGTAACCAGGCCAGCTTGACCGGTCGCAGGCAGCGTCGAGTCAGTAAGCGTGCACACCGCGACACCGTCAACCCAGCCCGTGATCGTGTTTCCGGAGACCTGAAGGGAGATAATATGGCTGTCGCCAATCGTCATGGTCGCTGGGAAGTTTTGATATTTGAACAGCGTGACATTGTTATTCCAGTTGATCCCGTCCGAATGTCGGTTGAGTTCATAGGACTGAGAATAATCAGACCAGGCGAAGGCATAGGCGGAGCCTGCCGTGTTTGCCCTGGCATAGACACCCACGATGTTCTGCGTGGCATTCGCTGTGCGGGTTATGACCTGAGAGACCGTATAGTCTGGTGTCGGCATCCCAACGGCATTGAGAAAGGAACGCTCCTGGTAAGCGCCCGTATAGTCAAACAGGCGTCCAGACGAATTGATTTCGTCATCATCGACGACACCGCCGATTCCGCCACCATACCCACCCGATCTTGCCCAGGAGGCGCCGATATCTGGCGTATGGAAAGGAAGGATGATGTTCGCGCTTTCCGGCGTGAAATTGTCTTTGATATAGCCGTTCGTAAGGGTGGCACCCGACACCGGGCTCGATGCGGGGCCAGTCCCTGCAATATTGACCGGCGTGACACGCAGATCATAGCCGGTACCGGGATTAGCACCCGTTAGAACAGCAAAGGTTCCGGGCCCATAGGGCCGCGTAAGTGTCGTCCAGGATCCAGAGCCAGAAATCCGATATTCGACAATATAGTTGATAGGTGCGTCACCCGTTGTGGGTGCGGTCCAGCTGATGCCAACTGCGCCGGCAAGCGTTGTCGTCACTTTCAGATTGTTGACAACGCTGTTGATGACAGGAGCCACCAGGACAACGGTAAACGTGTTCAGCCGATAGCTGCCAAACGAGCTTGGCAAGCTCTCATAGATGCCAAAAGTGACGGAACCTTGCTGAGACACACTTGTGTTCACAGTGAGCGTCGTACCACTCAGAGTGAAATACCCACTTGGATCGATGAGCCTCAAGCTCGAGCCAGACGACTGACCAATGACGGAGGCCGAGAAGGTCAGCGTGCTTCCGGAAAGTGAGCTTAGCTGCAAAGGCTGCAATGTCGGAGCAGCCGCGACCGTGCTCATGATCCGGACGTGATCTATGAAGTGCGAGATGGGCATGGCCGCGTCAGTCGCCGCTGTCGAAGGCCCCGGATAGGTTCCGGCAATGGAATTATCGATGATCGGGAATTGCGCATAGGAATCCATATTGGTTCCCGTCGTGTCTATGGACCCGACCGACAGGCCAGAGCAGCCAAACTCAATGAGGCCTGGAAGCCATTGCACTTCGTAAGAATGGAAGTCCTGGCTCAAATCCATGCCAATATCTGGCCAGATGCCCAGATTATTGGCGTTGCTCCCGCTCTTGGCATAGTCATTCGTATGGGTCGCTCCACGGAACCAACTGGGCGTTTGGCCGATCAGTTCGATCACATCGAGTTCCGTATGCTGACCCATGGAATAGCCGGTACCCGCCTGTGACGGATCTATACCGAGCGCCCAAATCGCCGCCCAACTGCGGTCACAGGCTGGCATTTTCGAGCGCACAGAATAGAGACTGTTCACGCCAAAAGACGCCTTGCCAGCTGCAACGATAGCGCCGGAGACATATTTCCACTTGAAAGTATCAGCAGGGATTGAGGCCAGTTGCTGTCTGATCGGGATCACTGCCTGCACTGAGGACGGAAGGCTCGAAGTCAGCTGCGCCCTGATCTCAAGGCAAGACGGCATGGTATCGAAGTGGAAGGGTCCCGTGAAACCACTAAAGCCCGTCCCGTCACCAAAGTATTGCGGATCTAAAAGCAACTCTTCAGCACTGCCAATGGCTTGTAAATGTGATCCGATAGGATCTGTCCAGTGGACATAGCGAGGAATCCAATTCCCCGGGTCAGCTGCGTATAGGCCTACATTGTGGTCAAAGGTGCCGTAGTTGAACACGTTGGCTGCACCTGGCCTTTTACGTATCGTACTGGCCGACAAGAAATCATCGAAGAAGGTTTCCGTCGTATAGTTCGGGATGAAGGCCGTACCCTTCAACGGCATCGGCCTATTCGTGATATTCGTCTCGGTTCGAAGATCCGCGTCAGCAAGCTTCGAGTCCCAAAGGCTTATACGCCGAATGATCGACGTGGTGCCAGTGAGAACATTTACCAAGCCTGAAAAGGCCAAGGCCGTTGAAGATGTGGCTATAATCCCGTTATTAAGGGATGTCTTAAAGCCCGAGCTATCCCCTGCGATACCGATACGGCTTATGCCGAGGAAGCCGCCCATGCCGACCTTATTGGCGACTTGGCCACCTGAACGGCCCCCATTGATCGATGTCCAGCCTGAGGCTTGCAGGAACGGAACCGAGCCAGCGGAACCATCCGATAAGAGATTTGCAGGCATACTTGACTGGATTTGATGACACTCAAGAACAATCGTCCAACCCGATCCTGCCAGGAGCGTTGCCATAGCGCCGCCGAGCGTGACCGCCTTTGCACCATTGGCATGATATCCATCTGCACTGAGGTCACCTGTGACAAGCCCTAAATCGGATAGCGCAGCCCCAGTATAGACCTTGTTTATGAGGTCCATATCAATTGTTGGCGTTGGCCCCGTTTTGTCAATCAGGGTCAAACTGAGAGATATGTCCGCTACATACTGGCGTACCGGATTAATACTTGTGGCCACGACACGAATAGTCGGATTAGGATTTGTTGAGTAAACAAGCGGATTTGATGTCGTGACGAGATTGCGCCCTCGCCTTCCCTTCAGCGCCACCTGGCCACTATTGTCATATCCCCCGACAAGACTGAAAAACCAGTTGCCAGGAAGATCGATCGACAGAGATCCGATCAAGGTCCCTGCCGCCGAATATTCCGCGACCGAATTGGTGTTCAGCGTGATGTTGCCAACTTGCGTGGTTGTGACGGGCGTGCCAGGGGTCTGGCCGCCGCTGATCGATATGGGCATCAGGTGGCCTTAATAAAGCGTGATGGTGAAATAGGAGACGAGTTGATAATTCGCTGAAGAACTCAGGGTCTCAAGAATGGCGACCGAGTAGTTTCCAGCAGCTACGCCAGAGGCCGCGACCAGTGTCGTGCCCGACAAAACAAAGACGCCATCTGCCGAATCGATCAGCGACAGCGACGAAGGTGGCGTATTTTGGCTTACCGTTGCGGTGAATGACGCCGCAGGCCCCAAAACTGTCGATAGGGCGAGGGTTTGCAAGGTTGGAGCGGCAATCCCCATGGTCATGAGACGGCAATTATCAACGTACATGATTGAAGGCATGGCTGCGAGCTGCGCCGTTGTCGGATTGCTCCAAACCGCATTGTTGATCATCGGGAACTGTAGATACTGATCCATATTGCTGGACGTCGTATCAACATGACAAAGCTTCATGCCCGAAAGGCCGAAATCACAATGGCCATTCGTCCAAAAGGCTTCATAGGTATGCCAGGCAGCGGTCATATCATAGCCGCCCGTTTGCTCTGTGTCGGTGTAGTTAAACCCGTAGCCATTGGCATGAACTGAGCCCGCATACCCCGTGACAGCGGCACCAAATATTTCCAGAATATCGAGCTCGGTCGTGACCCCGTATCGGTAGCCAGGGTAGCCCTGAAGATCAATTCCCAGCCCCCAAAGGGCCGGATGGTTGTAGTTGCCGCCAGGCATTAGGCAGCGGAAGGTCCAGAAGCTATTGACACCGACTTGAGCTTTTTTAGCTGCTATGACGCCACCTGATACGCATTGCCACTTGGTAGAAAGTGCCGCGGATCCATGCGATTGTTGCTCATTGGGAATTAAAGCCTGCATCGCCGCCGGCAGACTCGCGGTTGTCTGAAGTGTGATGGCCATGCAGGACGGTGTATTGAAGTCAATTGGCCCGAGGTACCCACCTGTTAGAGACCCATCGCCACAGAACTGCGGGTCTATAAGTAGCGATCTCTCACCGTTAATAGACTGGAGATGAGATCCAAGGGCCTGGTCCCAGTGAACATATCGTCCAATCCAGTTCCCAGGATCGGCATCGTAAAGGCCAATATTCGCCTCAAAGCTTCCGGCTGACACAAAGGACTGCCCACTTCCTGGCCGTTTACGCAGTGTGCTTGAAGAGGTGAAATCATCGAAGAAGACTTCTTTGGCATTGACGGGGATGAGTGCAGCCCCCGGATACAGCATCGTCCTGTTGCCAATGCTGGAAACAGATCTGATATCCGTATCTGAAAGCTTGGTGTTCCAAAGGCTAACCCGCCTTAGAATGGCCTGAGCCGTCGTCAGAAGCAGAATAGCGCCGCTAAACGTCAAAGGTGTTGAAGAGGTAGCGACCACGCCACCGTTGAGCGAAACCTTTACTCCCGACGAATCCCCGGCAATCGCAAGCCGTGTGATACCGAGGAAGCCTCCCGTTCCAACCTTTGCGTTGCAGGTCGATCCCGACCGTCCAACCGTCGCGTCCGTAAAGCCTGTCTCAGACGCAATTGTAGACGTCGTATCCGCCATGATGATCGAGCCGATATCAGACCCGATACGGTGGCACTCAATGCACACCGTCCAGGCCGTGCTATTCATCAAGGTGGCCATGGCACCCGCAAGGGTGATGTTTTTATAGGTGTTGGTCAGACCTCCGGAGCCTGTTGCCACCCATGGCTTGGGCAACCTTCCCGTATGGATCTGGATTCCGTAGAGTGTTAACTCAGTGGCGTTCTTGCCTGAGACGCCAACAAAGAGAGGTGCATTGGCGCCAGCAGCGACCACATAATTTAATGTGTAGCTACCATCGCTGTTCTTGGTGTAGCCATCCAATGCGGGGTCGTTATAGCCGGGCACCCGCCATGTCGAAGATGTCAGGTCATTATCTGGAGACACATATTGCCAGTTAACCGCACCGGTAAGACCGATTTTTAGGCCTTGGGGATAGCCGGAAACAGGACCAACCCGCACAGAAATGCGGACAAGTTCACCGATATTCAGGCTTCTAAAGGTGCTGACACCGTAGTATCCGCCTCCGCCACCAATAGCCATGATGATCGGCGTGAAGCCTTCTGACGTGGTTGCAAGCGTTGAGACCACACCCCCGCCGCCACCGCCCCACCCGGAACTGGCTGGAGCCATGGAAAAGCCCGTCAGATATTGATCGAGCGCACCAGGGTTCGCGTATCCATCGACACCAAGATCGGTCGTCAATAGGCCAAGATCAGATAGAGCTGCTCCCGTATAGACCTTATTGATCAGATCAAGATCGATCGTGGGCGTTGGCTCTGAATAGGTGACCGGCGTGAGAATAAGCTGAACATCACGCACAACCTGTTTGTAGGGGCTGAGACGCGTCGCGACCACCCGCACCAAGGGTGTTGGGTTTTGCAGATAGACAAGCGCCGTCAAGGTCGTGATGAGCGTTTTACCATCCGCCGCGATATTCACCGTTCCAATGTTGTCATAAAAGTCAACAAGGCTGAATGTCCACGCACCCGGCAAATCAACCTTTAGAACGCCAATAACCGTTCCCGGAGGCGAGAACTCAGCGATCGTCGCATTGGTAAGGCTGATGTCTCCCGTTTGAACGTTTACGGAAGGCGTTCCCTGAATAGAACCGCCATGCAAGTTGATAGGCATTAGTGACCAACTGAAACTGTAACAGGGTGGCCGGTTGTAGCAGCAACAATGGACACAGCTGTTTTTGCTTCACCGCCAGTAAATGAAGCTCCCTGAAGTGGCCCTAGGCAAAGAGAACCAAGTCCATTTGCAGCTGCAGTGATGCCATTAATGGCAATCCAGAGATTTTCAGAGCCGTGCGGGTTGAACACATTAAGTGTAACTCGGGTTGCATCGGCAGCCACCAAGGTCTGCGCAACGCCTCCCGAAGTAATATTTACTGAGCCATCGGAAGATGCCGAAGAATTGAGCGGAACCCCATTACCATCAAGGGCGTTTACTGGATAACCAGATGACATTAGATAACCTCCGCTGAAGCTGAGCCGGTGTAAGTCGCGCAGATTTGAACCGTGTCACTACCGTAAAATGGGAATTTGATTTGATTTGTGGCCCCTGAAACCGTGTAAGAGACAACTGAACTCGTTATCGATCCCGCTAGGTTTTTAGCGTCTATGGTGACCGTTCCGGTGCCAGATAGGGCTAGGCGGGAGATTGATGGAACTGACGTCCAGGTTCCGGAGGGTAGTGGTATTGGGGCATTTGGGGTTGTGGAACTACTGCTAGAACCAACTCCCAACTCAGACGCCAGGTCTGTTGTCGCGGCCAACGCATCCATAATGGTGCACGACGCATTGAGAAGGTCCACCTGATATCGGGCATCCTTAAGATAGGGCCCAAAGCTTCCTGACGATCCACTATAGATCGTTGTAGACGTCGTGTGGCTTTCGGCATCAGTGATTTGAACTACGGCCAACCCACCAGAATTTACGGCGACGGTGACAAATCTTCCCGATCTGATGTGGTTTGTATAAGTCGGGCCGTTAACCGGAATGCTTATTAACATTTGAAACCTTCGGGCATAAAAAAAGCGCCCCGAAGAGCGCAGAAATTGCTATATGTTTTTAACTAGCTTGCAGGTGTAACTGGCGAGGCATGTACATCTTCGAGCTTGTATCTCTCAAGAACATCTGGGTCGGTTGAGGTAACGTCATCACCAACTACCTTGCGGCAAGCATTGTAGATTGCCAAGGAGCGCCCCTCCCTACCTTGCTCGTGCCAGCCGTTGGAAAAGACTATAAAGGCTACCGAGCCAATATTCGGGGCTATTTGAGCCTTTAAGGATTCATCACCCTGAACCATAGCGGCATAACCAGCCTCCATGCTATTGACCAAGCCGTCAACAGGAGATCCAGTTAAGGCCGTCGTCCATCCATCAGATACCGCCTGAGAAACCGAGCCTTTTATAGTTTGGTAAAGCGTGTCTGACTGAAATTTAAGCGGGAAAATCTCAAGATTTTGAGTTTTAATTGGCATTTCAAGACTTTCTCGTAAGAGTTCCGGTGCTGTTGGCGGGCGAAACAATCCAGTTGTCAAAAAGGTCGTAAGGTATTTCCGAAACCTCTATGTAGGCTCCAGAAAGTTCTACTCCTGTTCCTTCAGCGGCCTTAGTGGGGTGGCCGGTTGTGTCAAATTCAATAATTTTCATAGGTCAAGACGTTTTGTTGAAGGCTTTTAAGGTCATAATTGGGTTGGCACAGACAAATGGTCCAGTTGAGCCGCCGCCACCTCCAGTCGCCGCCGCACCATCAAAGGTGATCCTAATTGTGTTTGATCCCGATGAGGCTATGACGGCATAATAAACGGTAGCTGTCGTATTAGAGTTTGAAGCGCTGATTACGCGGACTTGAGTTCCGTTTAAATAAACCCTGAAATTATAAGCCGTTGCCGCGCCCGTGCTGTTTTGCACGTAGCAATTGAATATAACCTCAAGCAATCCCGATGTAGTCAGTGAGACTGTTTGATTGAACACGTCCTGCTCGGTGCCGTTTCCGACCACCGAACTTGCGTAATAGATCGTCGCGTTAAGCGTGCCGTTGTTGCTGATATGTGTAGCGCCAACGGAATTGGCATCGATTGTGGAACTGTTGACAGAGTTCTGAGTAGCAAGTCCACCTTGTCCAGTGAAACCGGCTGCCGTACCTATGCCGGTAACAATCAGGCTTTCAGTAACAACTGTGGTGCCGTCCGCCCTGACAAGGTAGGTTAGGCGTTGATCCGTGACATATCCAGACCCGAAACCAAGTGTATTTAGGCCAGCTATCGATCCGAACCCGGTAAGGTACCCAGAGCCAAGAGCCAGGCTGCTTTGACCGGCCACTGAACCGAAGCCAGTCAGGTAAGATGACCCATATGCAATACTGTTTTGTGTAGCTAGTGCCCCTTGACCATAGAAGCCCGCTGATGTGCCCAGTGGGGTGTAAATACCGCCATCAGTCAGAAAACCGTAAGAAGAGCTGTAAAGTTGGCCACCAGACCCTGTCTGAACGTAATTCCGCGTTGCCAATCCGCCTTGGCCATAGAAACCAAGTGAGTTATTTGAGCCTGTAACATCAGCGCCAAATTGTGCCGGCTGAAGGCTATCGATTGTCGCGCCGTTTTGATAAAGCGCACCATTCGTGGTCTCATCAGAAAAGACGGTGTGAACTGCGTTTGCTTCGAATTTCAACCTGCGCCATGCGGCGTTGGAATTGGTCCAAGTTCCATTGCCCCAAATATCCGTGTGAATGCGCGCATACGCTGCAGTGGAGGGAGATGCAAACCCATCTTGGAATATTCGGACCCAGTTACTTCCGTGTTCTAGTGCGCAAACTGGACCATAACTAATATGTGCATGGCTAGAATCCAGCCATTCTGCATAGATCCTGGCTTGAGCAGTGGTCCCCGATGTTAGGGCTATGCCACCGCTGAAAGCTTCACCAGAGATAGAATATGTATTGCTTGGATAGCATGGAACATCTTGATATTGGTCAACACCAGTTGCATTGTTCCCACTGCTGACATCCCAGAAGGGACCTTCAGCAGCCGAAAGGACAATGGCGTTGAACCCTGGCCCGAGATGCTGTGTCCACTTCTGTCCACCCAATCCACCTGACGGGTTGAAAATTAGGTTCGCTGTAGGACTTAATACGGTAGACAGTGGCGTCGATGTTGTAGCCCAAGGACCTTGGCCAATAATACTATCAGCAATGATATGGGCAGACGGCGCGGCACCTGGATCAAGAACAATCGTATAAGCCGAAACGGAGCTTAAATCCTGAATTGACTGGCCGTAAGCATTGTAACTCAAGAATTTCAAATGGACCGTAGAGCCCACCTGAGCGGCAGTGTATGGATATTTGTAAATGCTGTCATCGAGACGAACAAAGGTTGCGCCAGATGAGTGCGCGGCAATCGTCGTGGAAAATCCACCTCGGCGAAGGTAGGTTAGATTGTAAGTGTTGGTGCCGGTCAGCGTCGCGGTTGCGTACGAAATAACCTCATCATCAACCAGAGCCATAGTCGCGTAAGCGTCTGCGGCAGTTGTGGACGTTGATAAAAGGGTACCAAGGCTGTCAGATAAGTCAATAGAGAGCGTGTCAGAAGTGTCAGGATCTGCATGGCTCGCAAGAGAAGCCGTGAGAACTCCATACTTTGCAGGAGCCTCAATAATGCCCTGTCTTGTGTAGTTTGTTCCGTCTAAGCTGGCCCAGACTTCACATCCGCCCCAATTTACTCCGCCCGAGACCGCAAGCCACATTTCCATGCCGTTTGCAGTTGTGATCGTACGTGGTGGGTTAATCAGGATTGGACTTGAAACGTTTCCCGGGTAAACATCATAGTTATTCGCAACTGCTAAGGGGCCCTGACGCGTAATAGCCGGTGCGCTTGATGCACCAACAAGCATTTCCTCCGCTTCAATTGTCAACTCGCCAGTGGTTGAATCCTCCTGAACAGAGGTAACCCTCACAAGCTTTGCGTTTAGGCCAAGATATGTATCCGTTATTTCAACCAGATCCATTGGCTCAAGAAGGCAATAGCTTTCTGGCAATGTGAATTTGAAGGTCATAAGCACGTTACATGTACGCTGAAGAATAACCTGAGCCAGCGATGCCGCGACAGATGGAAGAGTTACGCACTTTAGGCTTATTGGGTCTTGTTTGCGCTCACCGTACTGATCAATGCTAGCCTGATCCGGAGCAGGCATGATTGATGAATTGTATTGGTGTGTCCTGTCGTAATATTCCAGCTGGATGTAGTTATACGCATCAGCAGGAGCTTTCAACATCACCGTAAGTGGGTCTTCGTCCCTCTTTTGGGTATAGTCGTCGTCAGAAAGGGAATAGACAGGCGTAAGATTTGGAGTGAAGGTGACTCCATTGGCCGTTCTTGCGGTGTCGGCATAGGGCCTTATCTTAAGAACGCCCTCTGACCAGTATGCATCGGCATTTGAGGCTTGCAGGATTTCTTTGAGGAAATCAGATGCCGTGCGCTGAGTGTCTAAAATCGGAGATAGGAAGAAATTGTAAGCCTGACATGCAGACCTGTATTCAGTGAGGTCCCCAATGACACCAGATGGCCATTGTGGTAGGCCGTAATAGGCATTGGTGAGAAAATCGGTGATGATGTCAGCCGGGTGTGCTTCATCGATCGTAGTTCCGCTTACTGTGGCACGAATAGGCCATGTTACCGCTGCCGTGTGGTTCGCAAGGGTTGCGGATGAACTTAGGCCATAATTCAGGGCATAAAGGTACGCTGTCTGCGAATAACCTAGGTGTTCAGACCCATAGGTGAAGCTTTGAGCAGCTTGTCCTAAATTACCGGCTGCAAGTGACAGTCCGGCGCTTTGGAGCGCCGTTGTGGATCCTGTATTGATCGCCGACGCCAAGTTCGCAAGTGTCGTGTAATCAGCTGCCATTGCCGAATTACCAGCAGATGATAGTGCAGATGCAATTGAACTAAAATGCGAATGGAGGTTGCCGTCAACGAAGTGGGAACTGTCTTTGAAGAACTCACTTATGCCTGGGATTGGTCCTTCACCAACCGCAAGATGCACCGATGCTGCGTAGTTATAAGTTTTTGACTGATTGCCACCCTTGCCGCCCCCAGACGCCTTGGCAGTGGAGCTCTGAAGCTGTCCCATCCAAATCGCATTGAGTGAGACGCGGCCAGTTCCCCAGCCTATTGTAAGTGGGACACCATAGGTCGATGACTGTACGGCAATATGGTTCAGCCGGGTCGTTTTAACACTATTACCGGCCATTATTTACCCCAAAGCGTGAAGGCTTTTACGGCCTTCCTGCTCAAATCGCAGTCTTGTTTAAAATTAGAAATGATGACGCCATGAGGTTCCTGAGCATGGATTACATCGGTATGGGAAACCACGATGGCGCCATGGCTAAACGTCCTTCCCCATTGCCAAATCAGGAAATCACCAGGTTGAACCTGAATGGGTGAAATCTCAGTTGCGTAAGGCCTTACCCATTCAAGATAAAGCTCTTCATCGCGATGCTGAAACCACTGCCGGTCGTAAACGGGCTGTAAATCCGGAACTAGACCAACTGCACTATAGACTGCGCATGGAAACTGAGCACAATCCACACCGGCGCCAAGAACACGCGCGTTTGCATGATATGGTGTTTTAAGCCATTTCATCGCCTCTGATACAACCGCCTCGCGAGACATTTTCTAAAGTGCCGTCTCAGGGACTGGAACGAACGGGAAGCCACGATAATGTGCTAAATTGCTGAACTTTGAAGAGCACGTCCCCTCTTGTCCATCACAGCCAGGATAGATCGTGAATGTGTCGCCGGTTGCTGGAGCACTTGGCAACGGCTGGACGAATTGCAAAGCACCAGTGTGGCTGGAAACCTTTACAGTGCGCTGTAGGCCGTTATTTGATCCCGACGTGAAAACGATCTTGCCAAGGCTAAAATAGCCGTCCGCCTGAGTAAGGCTTGAATTGATTGCGTTTGCGAGCGGTGAGGATCCAACTGTTCCGGAAACCGCAAAAGATGATCTCGAAAGTGTGCACCCAACGTCAAAGAGCGTATGAAGGCACGTGGCCTGGATCACGTTTGTCGGCATGTTGACGTTGAGTAATTCAAGCCAGGGTGCAGCCGAAATAACCGCCGAAGTGCGGGTTAGTGACGTAATAGCGCTGAACTGGCCGGAGAAGCGTATCAGAGTACCAGTAGGACCTGCGGAGGACATTGCGGCCCATGTCGGAGCGTAAGCGCGCTCGATCTTGATAGATGCGCCGGCCAACGCATTCGCCCTGACTGCTTTCAGGAAATCAGTGCCTGCCATCTGATCGGATGAATCAGCAAATATTGTAAGTTCAACAGGATCAGATTGCAGCCCAACAGCAAGCTTAACACCGCCATCCGAAATCTTGAGGCCTCTGGTAAACGTATTTCCGCCCCATGAAACGGCCCTATCGCCGCTACAGTACCGATAGACAGCTCCGCCAATGAGCGTAAACGTATAAAGATCAACGCGCACGAAATCCCCGGACGTTATTAGCGTCCTTAGCGCAGTGGTTACGGTTTTCATAATTATGGCTTCAGAGAAACGAACTTAAGACCCGTCGTGCTGAACAGGTCGTGAGTTATTTGGGTCGTGTCCATGGTGTCGATATCGAACCGGCAAACGTAAAGGAACCCTCCGGACCACGTGAGAACTTGCCCAGCCGTCGGTGCCGTCGAGAATTGAATTACGCCCCAAGGGCTGACGGTGAAGGCCGTTGTGGACACGCCATTGATATAGACGGTGGGCTGTAGATAAAATGCATATACTGGCTCGTTGAAGGCGTAACCAGAACCTGCCGCAAGCGTTCGGGTGGCTTGAAACTGAGTTGTAGTTCCATCTCCAGTTCCAAGCGCTCCACCAGACACTAAGTTGTCAAAAGGATCTTGAAAGAACCATGCGCCGTACCTTCCGCGAGCCGTAGCGAAAAATCCCCACAAAAGAGTGAGTTCAGGCATGGTAACGCGGTTTCGTATCGCCTCATAACTCAGATCAAAAGCCCACTTAGGCCCAGACCAGTTGGAAATGCGAACTTCGCGACCAGAAGCAACGTTCTGTACCGTCGTGTTCCAGGTGGGTGTCTTTTTATAGAAGCCCTGCCCCGGGAGAGCTGGAAACACGTCGGCCGCCGTACTGATTGGAATTTCAGTAACGACCCAGCGAGAGGGAATAGATGACATTATGCGAAACCTAAGTCCCTGGCTGAAAGATGACCGTCGCGTTTCGCCTTGACAATACGCCTTGCAAGATCGGCACCACTTTCACCTGCTGACTGGTGGATGTGGTAGTGGTCGTCACCGTTGCGCGTGCTGGTGTTGCTATTGTTTGTGGTGTTGCCACCGCCTGCAAGCATGTTTCGCAGAGGTGTCGCGAACTTCTCAGGAAGAACCATTTCTTTTTTGTGCAAAGTATATCGATCGCCATCATTCGCGACCTCACCGACACCATCTCTAGCAGAAAAGGCAGTCAAACCACCTTCAACAGCCATAACACTACCGTAAGCCGTAGCCGCTGCAATAGGAGCCAAGACAGGGCCGACAACAGGTATTTTTGCAACCGATTGGTAAACCGAGGCAAACGCGGAAATGGCGTCGTTGTTGATTTGGGCTAACGCTGCTTTAAAGTTTATCTGCCCAGTTTCAACTGCGGACTCTTTATCGGATAACACCTTTTGCTGGTTGCCAACAATGTGAGACAGGACCATACGCTCCACCGCTTGAAGCGTGAAATCGAGCATTTTACGTTGGGCATTAATCCAAACGGTTTGCCAGGATGTTGTGCGCTCGATCAATCCTTCCGTCATGGTTCGGAAACTATCCAATATACCTTTCGCCGCAGACCTGCAGGCCGCCGTTTGACGAGCCAATGCTGCGTCAGTTTCCTTTTGAGATATTGTGGCTGTATTATGATCTATCGCTTGAACTGCGTTGGCGTAATTCTGACGCGCCTCTAGCATCTCATTGAGGGCGCGCTGCATACCTGGCAGATCCTCACCGCCATCCTTGTTCTTCGCCTCGTTGTAATTAGTCAGAGCATGGCGAAGTGAGGCGTTTTCATCTGCAAGAGCTCCAGCTTTAAGTATATCAGCCCGCTTTTTGAAAAGGTCCTGTAGGGCCGCTAAATCTGCTGTGTTGTAATTTTTCGTTGATGAAAGTTTATCTTGCAGAGCCTGAATTTGGATATCTAGTTCGTCTTTTTGACCATCCCTGATATATGCAGCTTGCTCAAGCTGAAGCTTTTTGATGCCGTCAGCTTTAATTTTTTCGACGTCATAAGCTATCTTAGCCTGCTTATCCGCTTCTAGATTGACGGCGTTATTGAGCCTTATTTGCAGTGAAAGGCGCGCATTTTCCTCTTGCTGCCAAAGCCTTGACCCGGCTTTCGTGCCGCGATTAATTGCGTCTTCCTTTTTTTGCCAGAAATCGATCTCAGCTCGGAGCTGATCCTCTTTTGACTTCCCGTCCATTGATATGATAAGCTGATCAAGTTCGCCCTTTGCCTTGGCATACTGAGACATACCACCAGCACCAGCGGGGCCATCAACCTTCTTCTGGTCCTTTTTTATAGCGAGGGTTTCACTTTTTATGTCATCTTGGTTGGCAGCTATTTTCGCCTGCGCGTCGATTTTCTGCTGAGCAGTCTTAGCGCTATTGTACTCAAGCGTGGCTTTTGCCAAGAGTTCTGTACTTCTAGCAAGGTTCGTTTGATCCGTCTGAAGCTGAGTTACGGTTTTTCCATATTTTTCATGAAGCGCAACCGCATCAGCAGTGTCTTTGGCAGCTTTAGAGTCTGCATCCGCCTTATCCTTCTGCTGTTTCAAAAGCTTCTGTTGGACCTGTATTTCGGCTTCTGCAGCCGCCTTTGTCATCAGAATGCCATTTAGGTAGAAGTCACTGTGGCCTTTGTTTTGAGGCGCGTCGATAGCGGCTTGAAGTTGGACGATTTTCTCTAACGGCGTTGCACTCCTACCCATCGCCTGGGCTTTTTGTTCAAAATTAGCCCAAGCATCTCCAAGAGCCTTGAACATTTGGGCAAGTTGGCCCGTGTCCGCCGTCGCCTTCTTTAGGTGGTTATCCATCTCCTGAAGGGCTAGGTTCATAGCGCCCTCTTCATCTCCAGCAGCCTCCATGGCTCGGATATGAAGCCATTGAGCCTCAGTCAGGAAGTGTTGTTGTTCATTTAATTTGGCGGCTGACTTTGCCGTGTCGTCGGTAAGCGTCATCAACTGCTTGAGGGCTTCAGCAGGCTTAATACCCAT